CGATAACTGAGCTGCGGACGCCTCGGCTTGGGCTTTTGGCGTGGACTGCTCCATGACGCGGGTGTTGAAGGTCTCGACGAATTCGGCTGCGGCTTGCGGGGTGTATTGGATGCCCTGCTTCATGTTTCGTAGGAGTTGCTTTTGGGACTCTGGCAGGCGGGCGAAATCCTCGTCGGATTGCACGACGATGCTGGAGAAGTCAAAGCTGTTGCCTTTGGATGCCTTGGCCGGCGGGGGAGGCACGGCGCCGGGCATATTGTAACTCTGGGCGAAGGCGTCGAGGTCGGAGGGGAGGGGGTCGTCCATATTATTTGACGAAGTTCATGTTGATCCCGCCGGCGGGGTTGGCTTGCGGTTGGGCTGTGGGGGCGGTTGCTGGCACTCCGGTGTAGGGTTGCTGATTCGGAGCCGGTTGCTGGGCGAGCGTCTGCGCGTTGACTCGCTCGCGTTGGGCGTTGTATTGGGTTTGATACATCCAACGCTTAAGGTCGTCGTCTACGATGGCTTCTGCCGTCTGCACATAGGCTTGGCGCTTGCCGAGGGGCAAGGTGTCGAACTTGTCGATGGTTTCTTGAGTGAAAAGGGGCTGCCCGTCGGTTTTTTTGTAATCCTTAAGCATGTCGAACTTGGCGTTGGCGCCGTCCGAGGCGATGCGGTTTTCTTCGGATTTTTGAATATTGCTATTCACCATCCCCATGGCGGTGTTGAAGGACGAGGTGAGGGAGTTCTGGAAGTTGGCTTGGCCTTGGGCGCGGATGTTGGTGGCGTTGTTGGCTCCTTGGGCGTAAATCTCGGCGGAGCGGTCGGTGACGGCGGGGGCGTATTGCATGGGTTAGGCGGGGTTGAGGAGGTTGTGGGCGAGGGTGAGTGGGACGGTATCTAGGCAGGCTCCGCTGGCGGCGTGCCAATCGCGGGCGGCTTGGCGGAGGGCTTCGCGTTGGGCGTGGGCGAACCATTGCTGGTCGGTCCAACAATTGGCGGTGAGCCAGGCTTTTGCGGTTTCCGAGTCGGTGATTCCGAGTCGGTGCCACATGCGGGTGCTGGCGGCGAAGATGTCTTCGGGCGTAGTGACGATGCCGAGCATTTGGGCAAGCTCGGAGACGAGGTGTCGGTCGGTGGCGATGGTGCGGTCGGCCTCGCTGGCGAGGTGGTGCTGGCGTTGGCCGTTGCTGGTCGGGAGGTCGTTGGCTAGGAGGGCGGTGAAATAGGCGGTGTGGATGTGCTGGGGCAGGTCGCGGAGGGCGGGTGGCGGGGCTTGCTGGGCGTGGCGGATGGCGGCTTCGGCGTCTTTGGCTTTTTGGTCAATCAGGTTGTGCTTGAGGGCTTGGAAATCCAATGCCGGGAGCACGGCCTCGATGGCGGACCAAGTGCGCTCTGGGTAGTAGATGCGGGAGATGGTGGCGAGGTGCTGGCGGGCTTCGGCGGTGGGGAGGAATCCATCGGCGGAGAGGGCGTCGAGCGTGGCGCGGATGTTCACCAAGGGGATGGTGTAGCTTTTGTAGTCCTCGCTGGCTGGGCCGTGGGCGACGGCGACATCGGCGTCGTCGGTGCAGGTGCCGTCGGCATACCATTCGGCGATGAGGCCGACGGGCTCGGCTCCGTAGCGGGCGCACTCGACGGCGCGGAGGGCTCCGAGGCTGCCTGCGCCAATGACGCGGCAACCCTGCTCGATGGCGAAGAGGATCTCCTTGTGCCAGGGAGCGAGGCTTTGGTGGAAGAATCCGTCGAGGAGGATGAGGGTGTCTGGCCCTTCGAGCGCGGCGGCGGCGATGTCGCCTTGCTGGGCCGGGGGCCGGAGGTCGGCATCGGCTGGGATGTTGCTGGGGCGTGTGGGGCCGAAGAAGATTTTCATGGGTTAGCCTCCGGCGAATGCGGTCATGATGGTCACGGTATCGTTTTCGGAGAGGGTGGTCTTCATGCCATCGAGGTATCGGATGTCGTCGTCGTTTCGGAAAACTATGTAAAAGCGTGGGATTTTCCCCTCGGAGTAAACGGCGGCGTGGTAGGCGGGGAAAATTTTTGCCAGGTGATCCATGAGCTCTTCCATGGATTTCGCAGGGCAAATGATTTCGCGCAGGCCGTCGGTGAAGCGGGTGTGGAAGTCAGCAACTTTGAGTGTCATTTGGATGCGAGGTTTTCGATTTCTTGGGCGACCAGACCGAGGACTTTCCAATGCTCTAAGTCGTAGGGTTCGGGAAAAGGCAGGGCCGTGCGGATAAATTTCCCGTCTCGAAACAAAATTCGCACATCGCACGGCGACAAATGCTCAATGCCGTCGATGCGGTAATGGTAAGTCGTTTCGTGGGTGGGCGGGTAGGCGATGAGCTGTGGTGTCATTTGGAAAGAGCGCGGGGGCCAGGTTGGGCGTAGTCGAAGGTGTAGCCTTCGAGGGTCGGAACGATGACTCGCACGACGGAGCAGGGATAGGGGTGGGTAAATTGGTAAACCAGCGGCTCGGGAATACCGGCGGCATCGAGGAGATCGAGGAGGGTGTCGATGTCGGCTTCAAAGGTCTCTCCGGAGCGGTCGGGATGGGCGTTGGCGCTGATGGTGGCGGACTTGTAGAGGCGGGCGAGGACCGCAGCGGAGTCGGTGGATTTGACCTTCTCGTGGAGGTGGTGGAAGAAATCGTCTCGGCTCCCAGCGATCCAGACGGCGCGGGCTTGGATGGTCTCGGTGATGGCGCGGGCTTGAGCGATGGCGGGGTCGAGGTGGGCGGCGTAGCCTTTGTTGACTCCGAAGCCCTTGTCGCAGTCGATGAGGTAGCAAATGTAGGCGGGCACGCCGATGTCGCTGGTGACATCGATCAGGACCGGTGTGACATCGGCTTCGCGCAGGGTGCGGACGAGGCGGGAGACGGTGGGGTCGGTGATGGTGTCGAGATCGACGCGTGGAAAATCCTGCAAGCGCCGCTGGGCGATGCCGGTGCAGTCGCGCTCTATGCACTCGTAGAGCCCCCCGGCGACGGCCTCGGCGTAGGTATTGCCAGAGGAAAGGCCGTTGCTGGTGTAGGCAAAGGGCATGCTGGTCAGCGGAGCGGGGTCGGGGCGGGCGATGAGTCGCACGGCGTCAGTGGGCACCATGCTGGGCGCTCCACTGCGCAGACCCAAAACCTCGGTCCAGGGCATGACGGCATAGGGGTGGAAGACCGCGCCTTTGATCATGGGCAGGCGGGTCTCGGCGAGGTCGCCGAGTTGGGCGGCGGAGGCCAAGGTGTGGGGCGGGAGGCTGGTTTCGCCGACATGGCGCTCAAAGCCCTCCATCATGGCCGAGCATTTGGCGGCTTCGATGGTGGCTCCTTTGCCGGAATCCACGGCCAGAACGATGGCGTCGGGCCGCATGCACTGAGCCACACAGACGCCGATGCGGTCGAGCCCGGTGATCTCGGCGAGGCGGGTAATGCCTGCGGTGTGGAAATGCGGGCGCATGCGATCCAGAGTTTCTTCTGGCGTGCAGGCGCGTTGGGCTCCTTCGAGCCGGATTTTCTCTGTTAGTTCCAGGACCATTGAAGTGTGCGGAGTGTGAGGCGGGCGGCGAAACGGCGGAGGGGGGTGGTGATTGCGGCGGCGAGGGATTGGCCGTGCTGGCAGTAGAGGCGGATCGTGCGGTCGCTGGCATGGCGGAGCATGGCGCGGCGGTAGTCCTTCCACCGGGTGGTGGCCGTGCCGAAGGCGGCGCGGGCGATCCAGCAACAGGCAGAGGCGGCGGCACCGATGACGGCGCTGGCTCCCATGGCTGCTCCTTGGAGGCCCATGTTAGCGGCATTGTCGCTGGCCTTGGCTCCCATGTAGGCGCTCATAAGGGAGGCGTTGTTGTTTTGCACGGTGTTCCAGCGGGAATCGAGCATGGAGGCGTTGACGGCGGCGACATTGCCGGCCATCTGCGTGGCGTTGTTGTAGGTATTGCCGATCATCTGGCCGGAGTTGCCGAGGGTGCTGGCTCCCATGCCGAGGGCGGGGTTCATGGCGCGAGCGTAGGGGTCGATGGTGATGTTGGCTCCGGCGAGGCTGAGGCGGAGGTTGGCTTGGTTCATCCTGGTGTTGGCGGATTGGCCGAGGATGTTGCCGACTTGGCCGATGCGGTTTTGACGGTTGCTGGCGAGCATTTGATTGGTGGATCCAGCAAAGTTACGGCGGCTCGCTTCGCGCTCGGTGGCGTAGGCATCGCGGTTGAGGACTTCGGCGGCGAGGGCGGCGTTGCCGACTCCAAGGCCACGGGCAGCCATCCCGGCGCGGGCTTGCTGGGTGGCTTGGCGCTCCTGCTCGGGGCTGAGGGCGCGGCCTAGAGCGAGTTCGCTGGTGGCTTGGCGCTGAAGTTCGCGCTCAATGTCCGTTCCTTCGAGGTCGCGGGCGGCTTGGTAGCCGAGTTGCTCGGTGTAGTCGCCGATGCGGCCGAGTTGGTTGACCTGATCTTTGGCCGCGATGAGTTGGGCGGTAGCGCGTTTGGTGTAGGCGTTGTTGTTGCCAGACAGGCTATCGGAGAGTTTGCCAATCGTGCCGAGCTGAAGGGCTTCAAGTTGCGGATAGGCTTCGATCTGTGCGCCCAGCATGGCGCGGTAGTCTTCTTTAGCGGACCCACGCGATTGCGCCATCAAAGCGCCGTAGTCGATAGGCTGCGCTTGCGGGGGAGCTTTTTGCTCTTTGGGTTTTTGTGCTGAACCGCCACCCATTACTCTACCCCCCTTTCGTGAGCTACGGACGACACGGAGGTCGTCCCTCCAAGGCCCACGCGGCGGGCGAGTTTGGCCCATGGGTAGGCGTGGGGCTTGAACGAGTTGCGGCGGTGCCAGATGGCCCACTCTTGCGGGCGGGTGGCAACGCGGAGAAATTCGCGGACGGGATTCGCGTGGTTGGTCGCGGCGGCGAGTTCGACGAACCAGGCGTTGGGGGGGAGGTCGTAGGTCATGGTGTTAGTGTCTGGGGAGTAGTGGACTTCGTGGGCGAGGAGGAAAACGGTGGGGGTGCTGAAGACGAGGCCGTGGGCCATGTGCCAGGCGAGGAGGGATTCGAAGGGTTCGGTGGTGTTGTCGTCATGCCAGTTGCGGGCTCGTTCCCAGGGGAGCATTAGGCTTTGATGCAATACAACATGGCGATGTTGCGCGGGCGGGTCTCGGTGGTTCCAGCAGGGGATTGGCTGGAGGTCGTGAAAAGGTGCTGGTGGCGGGTGGAGGCACCCACTGTTTGGGGATTGGTGCTTGTCCATGATTTCCCAGATCCATCTGGAGAATCATTTCCAGTGTCAGACACTGTTAGCCTATTATATTGGTGAGTATGATCCGGCGAATCATTTCCCGTAGTTCCAGAATGCGTGTGGCTGATAACACCATCGGCCTGTTTTGCTCCAAAAGTTCCGCTGGCGCTTCCATCTGTATTAGTTCCGCTGCCACGCACGAAATATCCGCGTAAATCAGGGAGGTGGAATGTCGTGCTTCCATCCCCTGTTCCGTAGGTTGTTCCAATAGCCGCAAACAAAGGAGAGTAGGTCGTTCTTGAAACCGTTGATCCATTGGCAGCGAGCCATCCGCTTGGCGCGGTGTTCATGGCAAACGGCATGACCGCTCCGGTTGGGACAAGCGTGACGCTGGAGTTAAGTTTTTCCTGCGTGACCGCTCCGTTTGCAATATCAGCAGTAACTATGTTTGAGACAGTTGGGGTAGCCGCAGCAGTGAGCTTGGCCGGGGTCACGACTTCGCCGGATGTAAAAGTGTAGCCTGGGGTGATGGTTGCCATAATTAGTTAAGAGTGCGGGTTTCGGAGCTGGCAGGGCCAGTGAGAGCGGCCTCGGCGGTGATTTGTCGAAGGATTGGGCGGCCAGCCGTGGTGCGGTAGCGGAGGTCAAGCGCCGTGGCTTTGCAGCGCAGCGGAGTTTTGAGGGTGTAGTCTTCTTGGCTGCCTGCTGCGTTGCTGAGGGCGGCGATTTCAAAGTCATTGTCGTAATCCGTCGTCACCGCATCGAGCGAGCAGGCGCTTCCAGCGGGCAGGACTGTGCTGGCTTTGACGCGCAGCAGGCGCTTGGCGTTGAGGTTTCCCCACCCATAGCGGCGAGTTAGGAGCGAGGCCGCGACGGGAGTCTGGCTGCTACCAAAAGCTCCATCATCATTGCCATCTTCGTTTTCGTCGATCAGGTAGAGGCTGCCGTAGCGCGAGCTGGCAAAGAGACGCCGCTGCGTGCCGTAGTCGCTCACCAGCAACCGATCCACGCCGAATGGGAAAACATCCTTCGTCTCCCACTGGGCGTTCAGCATGTTAAAAACAAAGACCGCATTCGGGATCGCACTCTCCCCGGTCGGCACAGCTAGGAAATATCGGTTGTCAAAATACACCGCATTGCTCGTCTCGACGCTGTTGTTATTGATGGTCGCCACGAGGTCGCTGATCGGATCGCTCAGTGGCATGGTGTTCCCTCTCAGCTTGAGATCGAACTGGCTATCGAGCCGGTAAACTCCCCGGTCGCTCAAGAAAAGCACCGCCGTTCCCGCTGTCGTGATGGTTCGCTTCGCGCTGCAACCGATCTCATTTGTCAGGAGTTGCAGGCTGGAGGCCGAGGGATCAATCGAGACGCCATCCGCACCGATGACCGCCGTGGCCAGCCAGATGCTCTTGCGGCAAAAAACGAGAATCTGCGATTCGCTGAAAGGGTGCAGGCCGACGATGTAGTCATTCGAGCCTGCGTTGGCGCGAAACGCCTTGGCCACCGCGTCGTAGGTCTCGGCGTCGAAGACATCGCTCACCAGCACTTCGTCGCGGTTTCGGGCGATGACGAGTTGGTTGTTGTGGTAGGTCGCAATGCTGGTGCTCGGCAAGCGTGAGTAGGTCACTCCCAGCGGATGCGCCCCTTGCTCCACGCGCTCAAAATTATTATCCAAATCCCCGTCCCAGACCAGAGCAGGCAAGACCCGGCGGGCAAAGATCCTTCCAGCGGCAGCAGGATCAGTCACCGAGACCGGCAGCGTGTAGCTGAACTCGGTGGCGCTTACTTTGGTCACTACCCAATCGCCATTGAATCCGAGGGTTTCCGAATCACTGATCCGCGCCACCTCGCCCGTCTTGTATCCATGCGCGGCATCCATTGTCACCAGCGCGGTGCCGCTGGTGTTGGAGATGGATTGCACTCGGCGCGAAATATCCGACGGCCTGGTGCGTAGCAGGTAGAGCTTATCAAAAGCCTGCACGATCTCGACATCATCCCCGTTCTCCATCGTGTCGCCAAGAGGGTAGGCCACCGACTCCACCGTGGCCGAGTCGTGCCGCCACAGATAAGACTCCGACGGCGCGGCCAGGACAATGTATTCCCGTGCATTGTCAAATCGTGGCGAGGAGTAGATGCCACTCTGGATGATGTCGCCGCCATAGGTCGTCTTAACGACAGGGCCATTGTTGGCCATAGGCGAGCCGCCTGCGAGCCCTGGCGCACCAGGGACTACGGAATAGGTGAAATCTGTTGGCGAGGTCACAGCGATTTGAAAATCCCCATTGTATTCGCTGCCTGATGCGC